GACTAAAGCAATCAATGGGGATTCTATCTTTCATCCGTTTAAATTACACTGGAAGATGATTAAAGAATTTGCTGATGATCCAGAATGGTATAAGACTCAGTGCCAGTTATTAGAAAATATTCATTGGAAGATTGCTCAAGAATTAGATATGCAGTTTGTAGCAAGTCAAAATTCATTCCTGCCTGCAGAAACAATTGAAGCACTGAATGCATGTCATACCGAACCAATTAGTAAAATTAAATTATTGGGTCATGATTTATATCAGTTTGAAGAAGCTAAACGAGATAAATTCTATTTGATTGGGATTGATACTGCTTCAGCATCTGGCGAAGATAATAGTACAATTGTAGTATTCGATTATGAAACGTTTACTCAAACTGCAGAATTTAGAAGTAAACTTCGAGTTGATGAATTTTGTAAAATCATATCATTAGTTACTAGAATTTATCCAAACAACTTAATTGTTCCAGAAGCAAATTCGTACGGTAACCAGGTTTGTGAATATCTAACCAAGAGTGGAACATTCTACAATATATATCAAAGTAAAATTAAAACAAATACACATACTAATCAAGCACATGCTGCTCCTATCAAAGCAAGATTTAAATATGGTTTAACAACTGGACCACAAAATAGACCTCTGATGATTGACTCGCTTTATACATATGTTGTTGAAGATCCATCAAGAATTAAATCAGAAAGATTAGCATTAGAATTACTTGGTCTGGTTGATAATGGTAATGGTAAAATTATGGCTGATGATGGAGAAAAGGATGACTTAGCATTAGCAACATCATTCTGTTCTTTTGTAAGAACCTATGATCCACCATTGAATGTTTCAAGAGATATGCAAAATCAAACAGTATTAGAAGATATGGCTGAAGTATCTGGATGGAATGATGAAAAAGGTAGGGGTGTAACATCACCAGAATTAGCTGATATTAGATCTTTAGATTCGACTGATAGAATTGAAGTTCTTGAACACACTAATAAGTTAGTTAACAAATATGTTAAATCAAATATGTTAAAGATTTTAGATCAAGGCGGTAATGGAAATGTTATTGATATTCTGCAAATGTTAGATCAGAGGAATGAAAAAAACCAGAAACCATTCTGAACAAAACTAAAATATATCAGGAGTTAATATGGATGATTTAAAACAGATAGTTATTAACAAACATCTGTTCCGTGCTCTTTCTTCAGCTGGTTATGAACATGTTGGTGAAGTTGGTGAGAAATCAATTTATACAAATGATGAAATTAAAAGAAAGTTTATTGAAACGATTTCATCTCAAGATACATTTAAACCAATTTTAGATACTGTTATTAAATTAATTGAATTAGACATTGTAGTTCCTGCTAATGTAAAACATGGTTTATTAGATAAGATTATATATTTGTTTTCTAGAAATAAGAAACGATTTGCACAATCAAATTTTTCAATGGCATTTTTTGATCGAGAATCTGGTAAAATTTTTTGTTTAGTTGAAAATATCGATAGTATAAATTATTGGAATAAATCTGAAGTATTATCTTTAATTCTTCTTCATGAATTTCAACATATGACTGCAACCTTTTTTCCAACATCTTTTATTAGACTTCATGGTAAATCATTAATTACTTACTATAAGAGATTTTATGAACTTTTCTTTAGGGTAGATGTTCCTGATAAGAATGTTTTTAAGATAGTTAACTGGATTCACAATAAATTAGAAACCCCATCTGGAAGAGCCACGCTTACCGGTGATTCTGTAACGGAATATCATAATTTGATGTGGAATATGTTAAGACCCAGTTATACAAATATTGATCAATTAAAATTGGACTTACATAGATTTTTTAAAGTATTAGTTATTTATATGCATAGTTATACTGATTATGCGAGAGCACTTGAATCTAGAGATATTGATTGTATCTCTATTTATATAGCATTACGAGATGCGTATAAGAGTTTAAAAATAATGAATCGCATTGATTCATTATGTGTACAAGAACTTTTAGCTCCGAGTGAAGTAATTTGTATTGAGAGTGAATATAATACACAGAGTAGACACTTTAAGTTAATAACCCAGATTAAGAAGTAAACATCATGGCAAACAGCGGACCAACAACTGAACCCAATGAAGCACAGTTCATTGAGATGAACAAAAATCTTGAACGAATATCTGGTAGGTTTGAAAGACAAGAAACTGTAAATAAAGAACAGATGAAAAGTCTGGAGAACACATTAACAAAATCAATAAATAATCTTGGTAAATTTACAGCTCAGTCTGTTAAAGATGTTGCTCGTGCTGTTCATCAAGAAGTTAATCTGGGTTCAAGAGAATCAGCACAGCGTGGTGGTGGTGCAGCTGGTGGGTTAGTTGGTGTTGTCGCAATGAAAGCTATCCAAGATAGTAAAGTAGCACAGAATACAATCGCATCTTTGAAAGATAAACTTTCTAAAAAATTTTCTAGGAAAAAAGGTCCGTATCGAATCTCTGATGAAGTATATGATCAGGGCGATGAAAATCTTCCCAAAGCAGCCACTGGTGGTTTTGTAAAAAAAACTGGTAAAGCTATTGTTCATGCAGGTGAAAAGATTACTAGAAAATCTACAGTTGATGCTCATCTTCAAACATTACAGATGATTCAATCTTCTCTTCAATCTATTCAATCTACTCAATTAGAAATGGTTGCATCTTTAAATAATGTGAGTCAATCTTTAACTGATCCATCTGCAGCTGGTGGATTTTTCAAATCTGTTGGTGATACTGCTAAGGTTTTGATACCTTTATTTGGCGGCGGAATGTATAAGAATGATATTAAGAAAAGCGGTAATCCGTTTGCTACAATGACCGATGCATTATTAGAGATATATAGATGGCAGAGACTTTATGGTGAATTATCAAAGAGACAGTTAAATGAATTAATTAAAGCTAATGGTGGTGAGCAACAAGATGTATATGGTAAACGAGGAGTATTATTTGAAATTCTGTTGAAAAATAAAACTAAGCTAATGGATAAGTTAGCTGCTCATATTGCAAAGAAAGAATCTCAGGGCAAGAAACCCTTCATGGCTAAAGCTGCTAAAGGAATGATGGGTAGCTGGTTATTCAAAGCCATGACCCAAGATCCTGAAGAATTTGAAAAAGAAAATCGTGAAGGTATCATATCACATATAGATGATGTAATATCAGATACTGCTAAGAAACCACAATCTTTAATGGAACAACTAGGGCAGTTCACAATAATCGGTCAAAAAGAACATACAGCGCCACAGAAAATAATGCGGGCACACCATGGTTCATCTTATGGTTCTGAGTCACCGACAAACGCACCATCTCTTTCAGATATAATTGGCAGAGCATCACAGGTTGGTATTAATATTTCAGGAATTAAAAAATTACAAGAAGCCAGAGCTGAAGCTGCATCAAAACAAACAACAGAAAAAGATCCAGATAAAGTACAACAATTTAACGAAGCTAAAGCAAGAGAAGTTTCAAAACTTGATTCTAAGATAGCAAGATATGCGAATGCTATGTGGAAGAGAGTTTTCTTCAAAGAAGAACAATTATATGGTGTAGCTCCTGGTTCTAAAGTACATGATGCAGAAACTATAGCAGCTTTAAAAAATAGACCCGGTGCAAAAACTACAAAGGTTAATGACTGGAAATCTATAAAAGGTAAAGTACGTTCTATTGTTACACAAACCGGCGAGATTATTAAACCACATAAAGATGATGTTGTTGAAGCATATAAAACTAAAAAAGAATCTGCTGTAACTTGGTTGAAAAAGATTTATGAAGAGAATGCAAAAAGTGCAGATGCTCAACAAAATATTTCTCAAACATCTGCTGTAATTGCTGAGACATCACAAAAGGCTGAAGAGAGAGCTCAGATTCAAGCTAAGGAAGCCAAAAAATCTGCAGTGTGGGATAAAGTTAAAGATAAAGGTAAAGGCGGAGTTAGTAAGATAATGGATTTCTTGAATAAGATTAGTGGTGTAGTTCTTGGTTTAGCACCATTACTTATTATGATGGCGATAAATCCAAAAGCATCTATAGCAGCCCTGAAGTGGACTTTCTCAGCACCTATGAATTTTATGAAAATGATGTGGATGTATTTTGGAAAATTCAAAAAGATATTTGAAGTTAAAAATATAATTGGAACTTTTAAAGCACTTAGAAAAGTACCGCAGATGCTTAGTAGTGTTTTCAATGTTGTTAAAGGAATAATTGGTATCTTTAAATCAGCTGGTTCAATATTCAAAGGTCTTGGTGCCGTCGGATCAATAGCCAAAGTTGGAATTGCTAAGGGTATTGGTAAGATGGGATCCAAGATGTTACTTAAGAGAATTCCTGTTGTCGGAACATTGATGTCAATCTTCTTCGGTATTCAAAGATTTAAGAAAGGTGATATCCTTGGTGGTGTTGGTGAAATAGTATCTGGTGCTGCTCAGTTATTAGATCTAGTGGCTCCGCCCGCCGGATCTATTTTGAGTTTAATGATAGATGGTCTTCTTATTATGCGAGATATCAATAAAGCAAAATCAAAAGAAAAACCCGTGAAGGTATCTCAGACTCCAGCAGAAGCAGCTACAGCACTTGGAAAAAAGAGTCCATTGATGCGTACTTTAAAAATGATTCCTGGTATTGGGTTGATCATGGGTATATCATATGGTATTAAGAGATTTGGTGCTGGTGATGTTCTTGGTGGTATTGGAGAAATAGTTTCTGGTATTGCAACTACATTTCCTGGTCCAGGAACAGCTATCAGTATGATCGTTGATGCCCTGATAAATTTTAGAGATATCAAGAAAGTTAAAAAACTAAAAGGTGAGAAGTTTAATTTCTTCACAGCATTATGGAATTCTATCAATGATGTAATTCTTGGTATACCAAAACTGTTATTTAAAGCTGCTAGATGGTTAATGGTACAGTGGTTAGAAGGTTTAATGAAAGGTGCTACCTTACTAATTAAGGGTGCAACTTGGATATTAAAATCTGCAAAAGATATGTTTGTAAGTACTGGTAAAATGATTGGTCGGGCAGCTTTCTGGATTGTTGATAAAGTTGGTGATGTTTTTGATAATGTTGTTTCTGGTGTTAAGAATATGTTTACTACGATTGTTAGTTCTATTAAAAGAATGTTCACAAAAGAATTTTGGATTGAAGTTGCAAAAAGTATTTGGACCGGTATAAAATCTGCACCAGGAAAAGTATGGGGTGGTATAAAGAGATTGGGATCTGCTGCGAAAGAAGCTGTATCTGGTACAGGTGGTTATTTATCTAAAAACTTAGGACCGGGATTCCAGGAACTTAAAGGTGCTGCTTCTGGACTTGTTAGTGAAGTGGGAAGAGATGCTATTGGTGAAAGTACTATTTCTAAGGGTACACAAGTTGGAGAAGAGATGGATGCTGATGATAGAAAAGCAGCAATACTTGAAGCAAAAGCACAGAAGATTAGAGAATCTGCCGGTAATCCTCCTTCAGGTTCTGTATCTGGAGTTATGCAAGGTGGACAGGTTGTTTCTGCAGGACCTACTGTTTCAGAAAGAGGTAGTGCAACAAATCTTAGTGAAGGTGTAAAACAAAATGCAGTAACTGCGCATTTAAATAATTCAGCAGCAACAATTAGAGCTTCTAAACAACTTGGTGGATCTATAGCTAGATCTTCTGAAGCTAGTACTAACCATGTTAACAATGTGATAAATAAAGTTACCAAAGTTTCTACTAATAATTCATCTAATAATTCTGGTGGTGGCGGAGCAACGAAACTCCCTCTTTGGCAGGATTTAAGTTTTCTCCTCGCAGGAACTAATATTTAAAGGAAATTATTTATGATATTACCAGAAATTTTAGGATGGCCCGGTGCTGTTTCGGGAGACCCAGATGGTAGTCCCGGTGGTCAAACTATGACAGATCAAATGCTTAGAACTATGCCGATCTGTTATCTTGAACCAATGCAACAGGCTGGTCAATTAGGTCTTGAAATTTTCACACTTCAACCAGCATGGGGTGATTTTAAAAAATATTTAGCAGCAAATGATATTATGATACAGGGCAGCACAATCTCGAACGGTAGTAAGTTTCCTGGTCTTAAAATTATGTATCAAGATTTAAGTCCAATGTCAGAAACATATACAAACACATATTCTCCTTCTGCACTACTCAGTGGTATTCAAGAAGGATTAAGTGGTACTGCTGGCGAATTGATGTATATTACTGGAAAAAATATTAGACAAAATATTGATACTGCAGCAAAAAGTGAAAATAAAACTTTAGCAGGTGTTGGTGGTGCAGTTAATGATCTTCTTGCTGGTGGTGAAGGTTTACTTGGTGATGTGATGGGTAAAGACAAAGCACACCAAATAATGAGTGCGATGACTAGTGGTCAAAAGATTGATTTTCCAATGATGTGGAAGGGATCATCTTTTTCGGCAAGTTATGATCTTAGTGTTAGATTATATAATCCTTCGCCAGCATCTGATTACTATTATAGTACTTTGATTCTTGCTCCGATGGCAGCTATCATGGCGCTCGCTTTACCAAAAACAGCACTACCTCCAGAAGGTCCAGTTAAACCAGGAACAGAAGGAAGTGATCTAACATATCAGTGGCCATATTTGGTAAAGTTTACAATACCTGGATTAGTTAGATTAGATGCTGCGTATATTTCAAATGTTTCGGTTGTTAAAGGTGGTGATGTAAATGATCGAGCATGGAATAACAGACCCAACATCATAGATATCAGATTAACTATTAGTCCATTGTATAATACAATGCTTCTAACAACAGCTGAACCAACTAGTCAGCAACCAACACTGGGAAGAGAATTAGATAATATGATGTTGGTTAAGGATGAAATTGATCCAGGTACAATCGGATCACCTAACGCATATGTTCCCGAAAAAATTCAAGTAGAAAATAATTCTCCATTTTTAGGTCAAACTATTTCTTCCTCTAGTAGATTCAGTTTATCACCAGCAGAAATAGCAGCCGGTAATGATGGTACTGTGTAATCTACATTAAATTCCTTAGATAAAATACAAGATAATAGGCTACGAAATTTCTAGAAATTGCTTGTGATTGAATAGATAACTTATCATACCATTTATGTAATCCTAATAAATTAATTATTCCGGCATGTATGTTACTAATCGATTTCTTAAAATATACCTCTGCTTTTGTAACCTTAATACTCATAAGTTTTTGAACGTAATCTAAAAACTCAGTACTTTTTACGTAAGAAGTATCCTTAGTATCTTTTAGAAGTAGGTATAATGCAGTTTCAATATCATCTTTAAATTGCGGTGTAGCTAATTTCTGTGAATACTCTATAGATAGTTTTTTATTGAATTTTAATAATTGTGATGCATGTAGTGCTGCTGTGGTGTCGACTTTACCATAAATACATATATCTGATGCTATTTGTGATATAAAGTTTTTTAGTTTAATCTCATGTGATTGATCTTGACCAATATCTTCTTTCTCTTGTGAAATATTACCTCTCTCATATTCTTCGTAATAAGCAGATGCAAAACTTCTCATCGACTGCATAATAGTTGTTTTTAATGAATAGATCATTTTGAATAATCCAGCAGCATTATCAGTCATAAGATTATTTAAATGGGTTTTCATTACGTTTGTAGAATAATACATGATAGCATTTGGAATAGTTTTTTGTTTTACAAACATATGGTTTTTTGATAACGATTCTAATGCAGATTGAAATGCTGGTTTATTACAAAAAGATTTTCTTGATCCTGCTGGTGTGGTCATCTTATGAAAACTGTTTGTATAATATCGCAAACTAAATAAATGAAAAGCTGCTTGAGCTGCAGCAAAATCTTTTTTCTTTAAAAATTCTTGTACAATAATAATTAGTAAAGTAGTATAGGGATCATGTAACAATTGAAATTTCCCACTATATGAATATACAGTTAGATATTTTTCTTTAGAATATTTTCTCAAATCTTTTTCATTGGTATGTGTCATATACAATAGTTCTCTATAGATATCAGCTATCTTTGGATAATAACAATTTTCTACCATATTAGAAAATTCCACACTAATTTTATTTAGAATGAATCTATGTAATTCGGGTAGATTAATTTCAGCTACCACTTCATTTGTTTTTACTGAATGGATTTTTGTTAATGTATTCATGGTTGTATAATATCAATATTAATTGTATCTGTAGTGAATCCCACGTAGTTTGGTGTATAATCCATCAATTGTTTCTGTGTTAAATCTTTATCAATATCATACTTGAATCGAATATCAATTTCTGGAGAAAGTACTTCGCAGAAAGCTACACCAGAAATACCATTTACAACTTGTCCAATTTCTGCTCTACTTAATTCTTTTTGCGTGCCCATATATGGTGAGAAATATTGAACGAGTGCATCTTTTATATTTTGTTTTAATGTATTTTGAGATATTGTCACTAATGGATCTTGTTCTACTGATAATTTTATTTGTAAAGGAATACTAAAAGATTGTACATCTATCCATTCAGAACCAGAATATACAATTACTTTCGGATCACCATAAGAATCTAATTCATCCATTACTCGAACATATGTTCCTCTTGTTGGTGCAGTTAAATACCACACATCTGAACCACCCGTCCCAACACCAGTATATAATTGTGCTATAGAATTTACATAACTAGATGATGATTGACTTTCATAACCAGGCACTATTCCATTCACAATATATAAATCAGAAGAACTAGAACTGCTAGAACTTGAAGATGATATAAAATCATATCCTATAGTTGTATCAAATATAATTCCTGTAGGATCTTCCCATTTAAATGGTGTATGAAATCTACTTAGTACAGTAAAGCTTACAGGATTATATTTTAAGTTATTTAATACACCATATGTATTTGGATACTTGATATTAATAAAATCTGTAAGCATTCGTTTATTGATAATATTAAGATTTTCTAAAGTATTCTGCATTACTGTTACTTCGAAATTAGGATACTGGGCATTATCTGCTCTAGCTAAAATTGCATCCATATAACTTGTCAGAATAGTTGGTACGTCATGAATATCATATCTTGTAGACGAATGGGTTATTCCATCCCATATATTAGTACTTGTAACTGTACTAAACATTACGTCACTCAAATCTTTTCTAATTAATACATCAGTGTAGTATTCATATAATGAAAACCAACCTTCAACCCCAACAGTATTAGAATCTACAGTACCAAGAAAATTACCATTCTCATCTATGAAATTTCCATTTTTATCTCTTAAAATTCCATAACCATCTATATGAAATTCAAACCTTTGAGTTTCTACAGGAACAGTTAAATAGTTAGGAATTTCAAATTGGAAGTATTGATATTTATGATTATATGGTTCACCTGAAGTAATTGATGGATCGATTGTATAATACGCTACCGTTTCTTCATATTCTTGATTAGCACCCCATCTAGTAACCATTCTACAGCGTAACTCGCTGGGAAGATAGTCATTAGCTTCATTGATTGGTTGATGATCTACATTCACTGTTACTTTTAAAGGATATATCTGACTTGGTGATGAAGAACTAGAACTGGAAGAAGATGATAACACATCAACGGGTAACTCAACATTAAAATTAATTGTATTTGCTGGACAATATACATACTGCTGATACCATGAGAATGGTTCACTCTCATAAATAGCTACAGGACTACCTATTACATTTTGAACAACATAATCATAAGATGCTATCATTGCTGCTTGATCGATAGTAACATTGTACATTGTTTGATAATATTCACTATCAATATATACTTGACTATTTCTAAGTAAAGTATATTTACCATCTACGAATAACGGATCGTATACTGGGAATACTACATCTCTAGTTGGAACGATTTGTGGAATAGAATTTTCATCATGATATTGTAATCTTAAAAATACCATCTGTTCATTTACTTTGATATCGCTTCGTTTTAAAATTGGAGAAGCTTCTACGACAGGGAATTCGCCTTGAACAATTGTATTGATATCGTTGTAATCGTCTATCGATACTAGTTTAGCTTTAGATCTTAGATTGATAATTGCTTGTCTTTTAACTTCTGGAAGAGATGGAATATCTACACCGCCAGTTGATTGGGTGTTGTTTGTTATAGTATAGTTAATATTGCTTGTTTTATTTGCTGATGCTGCATTAGTTACATTCCCATTACTATCATAAATTGGTGTAACAGAGTACGTTAATTTATCACCTTTATTAATAGTATTAGGAATAACGGTTCCATCTTTTCCTAACGTAACGTATAATTCAACAGTAACTATAGAATTGGGTGCCGGTTGAGTTCCTACAATTCCGTTTCCAAAAAATATTTCGCCCGAATCTTGACCACCGACAAATACATAACTATTGTCGCCCGGTTGCATAGTATAAATTCCGCTGGTTGATTGATTCCACAATACCCACGGTACAGGTGTAGCTATTCCTGCACCATAGGTCGGAACTGGGATAGTTGGATCAAAAGTAGATTGATTCATTGAATCTAATCTAATTTTTTGTCCTGCGTTTGGTTGAGCTACCCAAACCATCATATTAGCTATTTGACCAGTGTATGATAAGATATTAGAAAAAAATTGATATGCTTGAAGACTTGATGGAATAGCAAATTGAATTATTTGTCTTTGTTGTTGTATAAATGGTAAAGAGAAAGATGCAAACCCATTACCTTTACTATCACTATAAAAATATACCGGGCGTAAAAAACCATTATTATCAGTTACGATAACTGCGCTATTATTAATAACCTGACCTGATGCTGCTGGTAGACTTGCTATTGTACTCTTAGCAACAGTTGCATTAACTGATACAGCAGCAGCTGGTTTTGAACTTGCAGTAGGATTTGAATACTTAGAGAATGCACTATCAATTAAGAATGGAATAGTACCAGCATAGGCTGTAAAAGAATTAGGAATATTAAAATTAGCATCATCACTTGAAAAAGATAAGGGTATAGTAAACATCACATCAACGGTAGATGGTGTAGCAGTTGGGACTTCATATCCAATCCAAGAAGCTAAATTATAAACAGAACTTTGTAACTGAGCTTCAACCATGAAAAATTCTCTATAGATCATAGAATCATAAAATAACTGATTCGCTGTCAAGATAGATAGAGTATCGATGATATAAGATATCACACTGGTCTTGTAGAAATCTACTGTTTGTAATTGAAGATATTCTTTTGCGAAGTCTATTAGTTGACTTCTGATCTTCTCACGAGACCCGTATATATTAATACCAGAGCCTACTAATTGATTAAAATTATCCAAATTCATAGTAAAATTCCTTATCAAAATTTTTAATTTGTTCTGAAAGTTGAGTAATTAAAGATTGATAATGAGAAATAACTTGATCTTTATTTTCATTCCAATCTTTTTTAGAAATTCTAAAAATTATATAACCAAGAGACGCTAAAATAAGTTGTCGATCAATATCTTTTTGTTTATATGTTTTATAGTTATCTACAAAATGTTGCCGTTCATCAAATTCAATAAATAATTTTAATTCTGGAATATGACCATCAGGAAAAAAACCAACAGTATATTTAAAAGAAGGATCATTTCTAATAATTTTATAACCAGTATATTTTTGTAATTCATTTAGAAATGATCGTTCTGTATCTCCAATAAATGGTGATGCTGGTTCACCATTATTTAATTGATTATCTCTTAATCTAATAGAATTAATTCTAGAATATTGTTTTCCTTGTAATGTTTTGATCCAATTATCTTCACCAAAATGATCTAAACATGTGTGTTTGAATTTTTCTTTAACTATCTCTGATTGCATTGGATATTCATAACCATATTTTTCTTTGTTTGTTTGTTTAAATTTTTCTTGAACTTCTTTTGATTGATTTGGATATTCTACACCGCGATGGTTTAAATTTGTTTGTCTTGCTTTTTCTTGAACTTCTTTTGATTGCATTGAATTTTCTACACCGCGTTTTTTTAAATTTGTTTGTTTAATTTTATGTTTAGTTTCTTTACATTTTAAATTGGTAATTTCCCCCCAATGTTCTAAACATTTTTGTTTAATTTTTTCTTTAATTTCTTTTGATTGTCCCGGATTTTCAAAACCCCAATTTTTTATACATGTTTGTTTTGTTTTTTCTTTAACTTCTTTTAGTTTATGAATTTTAGACATTTTTTCTTTTGATTCTTTTGAATGTTTTTTTCCTAAACGAGCTTTATGATGTCCTTTTATAAATCTATTTCCGTTTCTAGTTACTTCTTCACCACAACCACATTCACATAATTTCATATTTTATCCATTTCCGTCTGTTGTCTCTACATATAAGCCAATACGATCTTTGAAGAAATCATTGACTTTTAGTTTTTCATTTTTAAGCATCATTCGTTGCAGGAATACAGCATCAGAAGTTCTATAGATATGTTTCTCATAATCCACGAAAGAATAACTTCCACTCAATTGTTTTTCAATATCTTCTTTTCTTCTATAGGTGGATTTTAATTGTGTTTTCCAAAACGTTGCTTCTCCGCTGGATGCTTTCTCTAAGTTAACAACTTCATAGACAGGAAGCTGATCTTTAAATTCATCTTCTCTAGATGTCGCCCAATCATATACTACAAAATCATGTATACTTGGTTGTAATTCATACGCTGTTGGAAGCCAAAGACTGCTTGTTCTATCTTTAAAATTTGGTCCACTCTCATCTGACTGCATAAGAAACGGAATTGGTTCAAATGAATATGCTTTAAGCATAGTAATTTTTTTCCAGCGCATTCCAGATAAATCACCCACCATCTCATATGAACCAGCTTGTAGTAGTGAAGCATCATATACACTGTTTGGTAAATCTAAACTATAATATGTTACTGGTTGACTGGGTGCAACTGCAGCGTAGTATTTATATAAAAATTCAAAGTAGTCTAATGAGTATTCATTAATTGAATACCATTTTTGATTATACATTAATTTAGACATGTGTTATACCCCTATGTCTTAGATAAAGCAATCCAATAATTTGTAATCATACTCAAAGACATCAAAGGATATTTTAATTTCATTGCATTGATAAAATCTGTTTCATTTGGATTGTTATCAAATATTGATGTTATGATTGATGCAGTACTGCTACCTGATTGTGCAGATGGACTAGTACTACTATTTACTGCTGTTATTGAATCTTCAGTACCAAACATGGATTGTTGCTGAGTTAAAACAGCATTAACAACACCGGTTTCAGTTCCTCTTAATATTACTACATTTACTGATGCTGTTTTTTTATCTGGTGAATATGAAAACTGTATTGTTTGAATTTTAATTCTGGGATCATATCTTTTAACTCTGTTTGTTATTTCATATTGAATTGCTTGTTGAGTAATGGTATCAGCTGGTTCAAATAACATTTTGTATAACAACGAGCCAAATTCGGGATCGAATGGATAGTATCCAAGGGGTGTTAACAGTAAGGTGCGAAGAGAATTGATTAGAACGCTGATACCAGATAATCTAGTCAAATCCCCATCGCTACCTACTGTAGGATGATAATCATAAATTTCATTAACTTTACCAGCAATTTGAGAATTGAAATATTGTTGTGCATCAGCCATTACATATCTCCCATTTTATATTTATTCTGAATGGGATACTATTAGTTTCATTACATCTTCATTTTATCAAGACCTTCAGATTTGGCTTTTTCTCTATCTTGATCGAATTTTATTTTCCATGTCAAATATTCTTCAACTCTATACACTGGCATTTTCAAAACATCAACATAACTCATTTTACTGAGTTCCATTATTAAAAAGATATTTTCCTTTAATCTTCTTAAATATGATGCTTGATATTTATCATTGGTAGATTGATCGAAAAAATTGTCTTACAAGATCAATAGTAATCTTTTCCTCATTTCCGCATTTCTGACATTTGACAATAGATTCAATCTCGACACCGTACTTACCAAAATTCTCTGTATAAGCTTTATCAATTTGTTTCTTATCGGGAGATGGTAGTTGTTTGTATCCTTTCACAATATTTTCTCGTTCCACAATTGTACTTGGATTTTTCACATCATTAGATTCTTGTTCAAATCTTTTGATTACAAGCAGTTGCATTGCTAAATCTCTGGCAGCATCAGTAGCGAATGCCATCTCTTTTAATAGATTTGCTTCATCGATTAATAGAGGCTGTCTAATCACTACAGTTACACCTTGAGCAATTTCACAAGGAACTTTAATTTCCTGATCAAGAATATTAGGTGCATCCTTAGGCCATATATCAGCTTTAAAAGATTTTAAGAAATCAATCTTAACACTATTTACAAAACTACAATTAGTACATGTTACATCGTAGTTATGAATATCTTTATAAGTTACATGATAAAGACCATACATCAACGCATCACGATCTTTAATTGTGAGTTTGGTCAAGAAATCATTGAATGTTTTGATATCATCTGGTTTCTTAACAATACAATGATAAATAACTTCATTGAGATGTTCAGCCAACTTGTTGGGAGTAAGCATACTGCCCTTAAGTTTTTCTTCATCTTCAATAGTAAGAGTTCGAATAGTAAACTCCCTCACAGTATGAGGTGTGATTACAGAATATTCTGGATACTTAATATTGAAACCATTGAATACTTCGATACCCGCTGCATTCTTTGCCATTTTAATAACTCCTTTTGACTTCTCTGTTCGTAATATATCTACCACATTATTTATTTTATTCAGCACCCACCCTTAGTATATCTTTACTAAGGGTGGGTAAGAAACTAAAAAAGAAACTAAAAATTCCATTAATTATTCGGTGTAACTGCTGTCGAGTCTGTACCAACATCAGCAGAAGTGATTCCGCCTCTGAATCCACTGGTAGGACTGTTAGAGATCTGAGCAGCATACTCTGTGCACTTAGCATGTACCCAAGGTTCATGCCAAATCCAGTCTACGTTAAAATCAATATCTAATTCTAGTTTATCAATTGCAGTTAGGTCGCCACTAAAACTATCTTGTGGATCTTTAGTTGGGAACATACCAGTATAACATGCAGAATATTCTACTGTCTTACCATCAGGTTTTGTGGTCCAATAGAACATTGTACCAGCATAAGCTGATTTGGTATATGAATCAACATCAGTATTCAATGCTGATACACCGGTCTTCAAATCTCTGATCATTCTAACCCAGCCACTGATAATAGAAAGAACTGGAAGATGTGAGAATTCCAAGAACTTAATTGTTACTGTGTTAGTATAATCGATATTTGTAGGTACTGCCCACTTAACACCACCAATACCTGTAAATTCAGTTTTGTTTAATGTTCCACCTGGAGGTGTTACTGATAAACATGCACCTTGCAAGAACGAAGCAATAGATGCAACCGAATCTAGTCTATTTTGAGCAGCTAGTTCACCATCTCCGGAACCAACCCAATCAACTACACCATCTGGAATTTGTGCCCAGTGAATGTAATGATATCCACTAATATATGGATCTGCAACAACGCTAGCATCTGTTCCACCAAAATGTCTATCGTTGGAATTTTGCGCGTTATCTATAACCGCTTGAAATGCTGTACCTGCCATGGTTTTTCTCCTTGTTTCTTTATTAAAATTAAAGGGGATCTTTCGATCCCCCACTAGTTATCTTTATTTAATGTATAGATTTAATGCAATCTTCTCAATTACTGTCTGTGGATTCAATGTTACATTCACATGACAAGTTTTGTTTTTGAATTCATAATCAGTTGCACCAACATCGATTGCATAACTAACCAGACCTCTTCTAGCTTTAATACTATCAAGGAAAGGAATTATACCTCTTGTGATTGCAGCCCAAGCAATCTTATCATTGAATTCAAAGATATAATACTTACAATACTGTTCAAGAGCTCTCTTGACATAAAGTACCATTCTCATTACATTGATATCTTGTAATGCTGATGGCGCTTTCTGCGTTGTGAGATTTCCCCATACAGTATAACCCTGTGGGAAGTGAACAATTGGATTCACTTGCATCAAGTACAGATTATCTCTTTCGCCAAGTTTAGCACTCCATCTTAATTCCTCTACGGTACTAAGTGTCGCTCTATTGAAACCAGCGGAAGCATACCAGATATCATATAGACCATCATTCAAAGGAATCAATTGAGACATATGATAAACTGGCGAGATCCACATATCCTTACCCATGAATGAATCATACACTCTACTGTATGGTTCAAACCGAGCAGCATATCTTGAATCTAGTAACCAACCACCTGATTCATTTGGATTCTCACCGCAGAATGATTGACAATCATAGAAGTCTACGTTGTCACCACAATCGGTAATAAGCATACAATCCATTCTGTAAATCGACGCCAGAGTATTAGCTGACATCTTGACTTCTACAGGATAACCAGCATCATATACCAATGAATAATAGATCCAGTCCAGATCAAGTACTTCATCTGCATACTGAGGTCTGGCCCATGACATAGTGCCCGTGATAGGATCAACTTTGGCTTTATCATCTGGTTTAGTAAGTAAGCCAAGATAAGCATCAGAAAGAACTTGAACTGCTTCATTTGCTTGAACAACACTCTTGCCTGTTGTTTTATCAATATAAGTCAAGCTACCTTCAGAACCTTCTTGTAGGAATGTTGCAGCACCATCATTCCAGATCATAATATCTAAAGCATAAGCTGCTGTTTGTGCAGCTTGAGCTTCAGCATAAGCTGCTCTCTGAGTGCTTACGGCTAGAAGAGCATCATTAATTGCTTCGTTTCTAGCAGCGATCTCAGCAGATGTTGTAGAAGGCATTGCTCTAGCAATAGCCAAATCATTTAATGCAGTATTCAACATAAATTGAGCATACTGAAGATCCATTGCAGCATATTCAATAGCTGTTGCTTTATAACCAAGATCAGTTGGATCATTGGTAGTATACTGAGTAACACTACTTGGGAGAGTAGGATCATTCTTATAGAATTGCATCATATAAGAATCACCATTTCCACTATCACTAAATAACTCTCTCAGAGCTGCAGTGTTTACTGAGCAGATAATATTGACAGAGTATTTATTAACTACATCTTCAATGAACATTGAAGCACCAGAACTATCAACTGCATTGGGATCAAATGACACATTGAAAGATTCTGAAATGGTATTATCACCATTGGGCTGCAGTTGATAAATATTCAATACATACTGACCCCACAGTTGTGGATTAGCATTTCTCTGAATTGAAATAGAAAAAGTATTGTAAGAATCACCACGACCAACAGTTCTGAAATACATCAAAATACCATTTGGAACAGCTGTTCCGCCAGTACTATGAGGACCATTACCAGTTGGGAAACCAGCTGCATAGTCAAGATGCATAAATTGAGCTGCTGTTGAAGCTGCTGGTGGTGTAGATGCAGTAGGTGAATTAGAGAATAAAGTTTCTAGAACTTTAATATGATTCACAGTAGGATTCATTGTAGTCTGTTCTACATTACTTGAATTCCAATAATGATAAGTTGTTCCATCCAGGTAGATAGGATACATTTGAAGAATGTTCCACTCTTGTTGTGAACTCGAAGAATTTCCAATAGCAGTAAGATCAACTGGAGCAGTCTGCATACCAATGATCAAATGAGAATATGTTGCATCAGTTGGAAGAGCTCTAAGAACATACAACTGAGAAGAT